TGACTTTTGTATTCATATTTTTCACGTTTACTTTTATTAAAAAGTAAATATATCAACAAAAGGATTAAACACAATACAAATATATGTCCCCCTGTTATCATTACTATTAATTTATATTTTTTTGTGGAAAATCGAATCAATTAAACACATCATATTACCAAATAAAGCTACAAGTTTTATACGCTCTTCCATGTCCCCCATAATTTTAGTAAATTTTATTATTTACACGGTGAGCTCTGGGAGATCATCATCATCACTAGCCTCATCACACCAAAGTCTCTTTGGTGATTCGTAACACACATGTGTCACATTAGGATCAAATACATCACCATGCGTTTCGCAAAGAGGGCATGGTTGTGTCGGGACTTCACCAATCTTGTGAGTATGCTCTGGGTGAACCTTTGCAACTTTCTTGACTTTTTCTTTTACTCCAGTCTTTTTTACTTTTGGTGGTTTGTCTTTGTGTAAACGACAGTGTATGAAGCCAGGTAATGCTCTGTTTCTGCAAGGTGTACCTTTCCCAGTAACGCCTTCGCATTGTGAGGTAATCGTTGACGCAGCCTTAAGCCTGGTGATCTCTTCCTCTAAATTTTTGATAATTTCCCTGAGTTCTTCGACAGTTGACATTTATTATTTTTTAAACTTAAATTTTAATTTAAAGACTATAACTTAGGTTACCAAAACCTGTTCACATCTAGTATTAAAGTAACACGCTTCATGTACCCCCTCTTGGTTACTTTGTGGTATCTTGAATGATCAAATAGTATTTCATCACCAGGGAAGTGTGTATGTCTTTTATTTGGTGTATGTAAAACACAATCTCTGCCGCTTTTTATTGTTAAATGATATCTAAGTTGTGTGTTACTTTCGGCTCTGTGAGGTGGTATACACATTGGGGCATCCATGACAGCAAAGACACCAGTTGTTTTATCCACACATGGTATTTCATCAATTATTTTTTGTATTTCTGGAAAATCACTAACTTTGTAATAATAATATTTTTTGTTTTTCTTGAACCATTTATCAAGTTTATGAAAATAATACTTTGGAACTTTGTCGACATTTTGTTCAAATGTTGTTTTTATTGTTTCAAAATTTGCTTTTACTTTCCATAAACCTGGAAAATCATAAACGTTATAAAAACTTTTATACATAAATAAATCAATTATTGAATTTCTTATTCCAACAATTGGTCTCAAAGGATTAGAAAAATACAATGTGTCTATCGGTAGTTTCAGATAATCATAAAGTAATAAAATTATTGGAATCCACAGGGAAGACATTATTTTCTTATTCTATTATAAAAATGCCTGGATATAAACGCTCTGAAAAGTATGCCCCGTCTGTCTCAGAAAGTGTTGATAGTCTCGAAAAAAGATTTGTCATGCCCAAACTTACGTTAGTTCAACTCGTGATCTTGAGTCTTATTTTGTACACTGCGTTCAGATACAAAAATTTCAACAAGCAGACACTCGCCATTCTGTCTGTCGCCCTTGGTTTGTTTCATGTGTATGATCACCTCTTTCTCACAAAGCGTGGCAAGGAAGAAAAGTTCTTGGGTAAAAAAAGCGAAGGTTACTGCTCCATGTGCCAAAAATAATTTGTAAGTAAAATATAAGTATGCGAGTTAGAATTATTCGTAGTCCAGATTCGAAAAAGAAATTTAGAGCAATATTAGAAGATAATAAGACTGTTGATTTTGGTGCCAGAGGATATTCAGACTACACCAAACACAAGAATCCACTTAGAATGCGATTATACGTTCAGAGACATGGTGGGCGTATACCAGCAAGTATTCTCAAAGAGAAAAATGCTTCAAAAGTTCATAAACAAATGTTAAAAATTGAGAGAAGTGATAAGGAAGATTGGTCTATAAGAGGTATAGATACCGCTGGATTTTGGTCGAGATGGTATCTGTGGAGTTATCCCAACTTTCAAGATGTTAAACGATACATGCAATCACGTTTCGGAATAACTTTTACTCGTACCTAACACCAGCTCGTGTAGCTGCGTCATCAATTTCGTCAACCATCTCCCACGCCCATTTACATTCTTCTATATCACCATGTTCACAAATTGCATACGCTATATCAAGTGCTTCATGAAGTATCAATTTCAGACGCATTTGTCTGGGTGTAATTTGTTTTGTTTCCTTTACACATGGTGATATGTAAATTTGTTCAAGAGCGACACGTGTTATTTCGTTTTTCTTCATTTCGTGATACACATCTTCACTTTTATGGGCGGCAACAATGTTTTTTCTAATACGTTTGGCACTGGGTACCCAATCATTGCTAAAATATCCAAACCTCTTGATAGTTCTCATTAAATATATTTGCAATAATATTTTTAACACCATTTACTTCTTTCGATGAGTCTTCGTAATAAATAAGGTGTAACTTCGTATAAAGAACCAAATGGCATATAAACATAATCTGGAAAATCATTATTCATACCAAGCAATTGTGCTATTTTATATCTTTTGTGTGGACACATTCTTGTATATTTGATATCATCTGCATTGTGTGTAGCTACAAGTGTGTGCACATTATCACTAGAATTGAGAGTTATTTCTAAAGCACGCCTGTATGATGCATCGACTTCTTCTTTTGTTTTGAATAAATTAAGTTGTTTTCCTATGTATGCCCCTCTTACAAGCTTAGCTCCTAATTGTATATCATTTCTTTGAGAAGCCAGTATGTCACTTTCTAATTCTTTTAATGCATCTTTTCTGTACATTTGATATGTTTTAAACACATTTAAATCATATTTATTAAATTCCAACATTAAGTCGTAACACGTCTTTGGATAGATAACTTCTTCAGCATCTATACAAACTTTAACACTATTTTTTATAGAATGTTGAATAATTTTTCTTATATGTGATTCAGCCCTGTGGGGTGATGTTTTTGATCCAAATGATGACATTTTCAAAGCAATCATTGAACTGGGAATGGTTGGTATTATTTTCATGTTAACATCACTCACATAGTTTGCATCTTCTAAGCTACAATTTTCACGAGCGTAATCTAATATAACTTTAGAACCGCATTTATTTACGTGTCTTACAATTTTAGTTAGTTCATGATTTAGAGCGGCATATCGTAGCATATCTTAAAGATGTAAAACATTTTTAATACATGAGTGAACACGAATTTAAGTGGAATGATTCTCCGGAACAACTGGGTAAATTTATACGTGAAATCGTGATTCCAAGACTACACCAACTCGAAGAAGAAGTCTATTTATTAAGAAAACATACATGGCCATATGTACAAGCTAAAAAAGAAGTAAATCACATGGACGACCTGTATGCTAAGAGAGAATTTCTACACATACTGGACGATGATCAAGTGCGCGAACTACTTAATATAAAATCTAAACATTCGAAGACTGGGGGTGGTATGCAACTTTTAGAATATGATGCATTACACAAACTCAAAAACAATTTATGTTAAAAGAAATTATCCGTCCTGTACATTTGAACATTATAATCCCCTGATTTACCTGTAACAGACACTGTTTCATTTCCATATAACTCCTGACATCCTATGTCATCCATACAATCTCGGTCTTGGTAAGATATGGGCAAAGGATAAATATTCTCACCGTTTGTAGTCGTATAGAAATGATATCTATCTCTACGACCACTGACTTCCTTACCGAAGAGGGGTAGGGTTTCGTCGTTGTCACCTAACAATACCCCCATCTGCTGTATGTGTCCGGGTTTGTATTCCTTTATAGGTGGATCTCTGTACTCCGGTGACTGATTTGCATAAGAAGTGACTTCTACTGGTACGGGTATGGGAATACCCACTTCAACCACACTGGAGTTATACCATTTATACACTATATAGGCAAGAAGGACAATGACAAGACTGTACAAAATCCTACTTTTTGTTTTGTTCTTCATTTATAATAAAGATGATATTAAAAAAATAAATTATAATTAAAGTATGAAGATACTGTCTATTGATATAGGGTATCATAACATGGCCTTGGTTTTGGCTGAGTGTGTCGGTGCCAAGATAAATGTAGAGTATATAAAGAAAGTAAGTCTAGAAGATTATAAACATATTTATTCAAATGACATCGTAGATTTAGTCCCTTTATTTGTAGATGACCATCATTACATATTTAAAGCAGCGGACAAAATCCTTATAGAAAGACAACCACCTGGCGGACTCACAAACATAGAAACTTTATTACATTATATGTTCAAGGATAGGGTCATACTTATATCACCTAATAGTATGCATACACACTTTGGTATGAGACATTTAACCTATGATCAAAGAAAAGAGAGAACTACTAAAATTGCAAGTAGACATTTGGAAACAGAAATTCCATATGAAAGAAAACATGACATTGCTGATGCAATATGTATGATTGAATATTACAATTTTAGAAATTCGGTTCATTTTTTTGATAAATTCAGATATACTATCAATCTTTAGCACGCTTTTCAAGTATATCGATACAATTTACAACTGATTCAAACATGCTGTAAATTTCGTTTACGTTTCTCCTAGAAATAGCCTCTCTTAAATATTTAACATTGTAGTCCAGTGACTCTGTCTTCTGTTTCTTCTTTTCCAATTGTTCATCACGGATTTCTTTCATTTTTTTGAGTTTGTTTTCCATGTCCGTGGTTACTATTTCGAGAGCATGATGAAGCTTTGAAATTTCATTTTCGTAAAAATCAATTCTAGTAAGAATAACGTGTCTTTTATGCTGGTTGGAAGATTTGTCTAACTGCTTTTCCAACTTGTCAATTCTTTCATAGATGACAGCAGTCTTCTCCTCGAAAGCTTTCTCATTGAGAGCTTGCAAATTTTCCAAACGCTCGATGTCGTAATCGATGTTCATGTATATATTTACTTGTGACAAAATTTTTAAGTGCTTAACTGAAAGATTCCCTTGTGATAATTTAATAAGAGCTTAATTATCTTTGACCTAAGAACTCCCGTACACGGATCAAGGATTTCTGTATTCTCGTAAAAAGATAATTCCTTTTCGAAGCGCTTTATTTCACCTTCGGACCAGGAAGTCATCTTAAAATAACTTATTTAATTTTTTATTTAGGTTTTCTTTTATCCAGTCAAAGTTTCCGAGTCTGTGTTGTACGAAAGCCCATAATGCAAAAAGTGTTGTTTTTAGTAAATTATTTGCCTCTGTATCTTCCATTTTATATATTGGACCAACAATACGACCCATGAGTGTCTTTTCTTTATCTTCTCCTGTTACATACATTTCTAATTGCGTCAGGGCACAAGAATCATTATTAACCGACCAATGATAAAAAAGAAATGGAATCAAAATAGAATAAAATTGTAAATGTTTTTCGTTATTTCTGAAAGGAATTACAAACAGTGAAATGAAAAGTATAAGATGAACTGTAAATATTATGTTCATCTATTGTAATATGGACAAAGAAAAAGTTAAGCTTCCAAAAGTCTGGCACCCCCAGCATGAAAAGATATTGAAAGCTTGGGGTGAGGCATCTGCTTGCTATAGGTACATGAATCACCGTGCGTATTTATTGTACAAAAAATTGAGTATGCGTTTTACCCTCCCCGTGATTGTGTTGTCGACCGTCACCGGTACTGCAAACTTTGCCCAGGATCAATTTCCATCATCTATAAAGTCATCTGTACCAAGTATAATCGGTGGTTTGAATTTGATTGCCGGGTTGATTGCGACTATAATGCAATTCTTGAAAATAAATGAATTAATGGAGAGTCATCGTGTCGCGTCGCTTGCTTATGGTAAGCTTTCTAGAACAATTAGATTAGAATTATCTTTGCCATTGAAAGAAAGAACAAAAGACGGTAAAGAAATAGTACAAGAGTGTCGAGCTGAATACGATAGATTGTTGGAACAAAGTCCACCTGTACCAAATGACGTTCTCATGGCATTTGAGCGTGACTTCCCCTCGGATGAATATTTAACAAAGCCAGAGATTATGCATATAAAACCAATAGATCCTTTCAAGGCTATAACAGAAAGTACAGTGATATCTCAGCTGAAGGGATTACTTCCAACAGGTGACAAATCAAAAGATGAACTTCGAAATGAACTAAAAAAGATACGTGGTGGAGTGTTCGATGTTGGTGGAGTGTTCGATGTTGTAGAAGAAGCAAAAGACAGTGCAATGGAAACTGTGAAGAAAGGTGATGCAAAGTTTACTGAACAGGCTGATGAAACAAAAAAAGAACTAGAAGATCTCAAGAAACGTAGTGTCATTAAAGAACTTACGCAGAGAGTGGAGTTGCAGTCAGTAGTGGTTGAGCCAACACAAGACGATACACAAGAAGAAGAATAAGTAACAAAATTATAATGTTAAACACCGACATAAAAACAACATATCGTAAAATTTTGTATTTTAAAGGTTCTACGATACGTTCTTGTAGTGCGTTATTCTGCATTACTATATCTATTGCCTCATTAGTAAGATCATCAATGGATTGCTTCATTAAAATAAATAGTGAAAAAAAAGATGAACAAAAATCTACAATTCATGAGAAAGAATATAATTTGTTAAAAGAATGTTTAGAAAATAATGAAAATATATTCTTGTGTGGTAGACCTGGTGTGGGTAAAACATATTTGCTTAACATGTTAGTTAATAAGACAAACTCAATTGAATTAGAAACTGATCATTTAAAAAATGATAGCAATTTTTTAACATTTGTTAAGAATTCAAACAAACACATTTTTATAGAAGACTATTTACCAGATGTTACCGTGTATAAAAGAATGATAGAAAGTGTCTCAGATGGTAATAAAGTAACAAATGGTTCGTTTATAGTTGTTAGTGATCAAATGTTATTTTATCCAAATTTCAAAACAATCATAATTGAAACAAAGAAACCTGAAATACTCGCAACTTTGGTTCATGATAATCAACACGAAATGTCTAAAATATTACAAATGGCTATAAAATCACGAGGCAACATAAGAAACTTTTTTTCATATTTAGGTGGTTCTGACAATAAAGATTTTATACAAACTTCAAAAGAATTTATATATGAAACGTTATCATCAAATGAAAAAATTAAAATAATAGAATATATATCGGAACACGGTAATGTGTGGCATGTATTTCAAGAAAACTATCCAAGTTCACAAGGTATAGATATGTCTAGATGTGCCGAGTCATTTTCATTGTGTGACATATACGACACGGAAATGTACAGTGGAAACTGGTGTCTCATGCCTTATTTCATATTCCATGCAGTGGTGTTACCCAAAAGAGCAATGAAGAAAGCTGTAGAAATCGATAAAATTAGACCTGGTAAATGCTGGACAAAGCACGGAAATTATAAAATGAGACGTCAAAAATTAAAGGAAATTACAAAAGAATCAAATACTTCTATCGGAATTGACGAACTCTGTCTTTTGAAAAAGTATGCCGAGGTGGGTAACATGGGTATACTCATGGATTACAATATCACCCCTCAAAAGTTCGACATAATGAACCACATATCATTATCAAGTAAATTAAAACAAAGAGACGTTACCAAAATAAAAAAAGCAATCAAACATGAAATTGAACAAAGAGAAAGAAAAGATTGAAGAAGAAGCGGAAACCACTAAAGTTATTGGAAATGAGATGTTTTTCTATTCTGAAGTGACCCCCGAAAGTATTCTTGAATTCACGGAAAAGTTTAAGATTTTGGAGATTGATCTTTTAAAGAAAGCCGCCGATTTAAGTGATTACAAACCTTCAATCAAGGTTAATATAATGAGTGAAGGCGGTGATATGTTTGCCGGTCTTGCGGCAATGAACATTCTGGAAAAGTCAAGAGTTGAAGTCGTCACTGTTGCACAAGGATCGTGCTGTAGTGCGGCCACGTTCATGTTCATGGGCGGTAAAAAGAGACTTATTGGTCGAAATGCGTATATGTTAATTCATCAACTTTCTACTGATTTCTGGGGTAAATATGAAGAACTCAAGTCCGAAATGAAGACATGTGATAAGTTCATGGCTATGATTAAAATGATATATACTTCCAGATCTAAAATTCCGGAAAAGAAACTTAATAAACTTATGAAAAAGGATCTATATTTAGAACCCACAAAATGTCTTAAGTATGGTATCGCTCACGATATTGATTGATATCAATGTACCTTTTATACATACCAATCAAACATAATATAACAAATATAACACAGAATGTGTTTAAATTCAATGGCACGGATGTGTCTTCTGGCAGCCTAAGTCGCTCCATTCTACCATAATTTACAACTGGAATTGAAGTCATCTATTTAAAGTTGAGAAATTAATTAATTGTAAAATGGAACGAATTATCAAAGAAGACAAAAACGGACGTAAACGCTTTACCGACATTCGTGTAGAAGACCTGGGTAATGGAACTGCTGACATTGTAAAGACTACTGGTATGGTTGGAAGTGACAAAACCACAGTATCAAGAACAAATGTTAAAACTGGTTACGATAAAGCTATATCTAGAGCTCAAACCATGTGGAACAACGAAAAAACTAAAGTTTTACAAATTTTACCAATGCTGGCAAACAAATGGGAAGACCGAAAAAAGTATATTTCCGAACCTTTTTACGTCCAACCCAAATTGGATGGTGTTCGTCTTTTGGTTTCTTTGGGTGGTTGTTTTTCTAGAACGGGTAAAATTGTAAATGGTATGAGACATCTTTCCGAAAAATTGAATGAGGGTGAGTGGTTAGATGGAGAATGTTATGCTCCAAATATGACATTTGAAGAATTAACAAGTGCTTTTAAAATGGACCCAAAAAGTTTGGAGTTTCATGCATTTGATTACTTTAATACGGATAGACCCGATCTTCCATTTGCAGAAAGACAAAAAATACTCAAAGAGAAGACACCCATTCGGGTAGAAACTTTACTTATTTCTAAAAAGGAAGAAATTCCAAAATATCACAGAAAGTTTGTTGATCAGGGGCATGAGGGTATAATGATTCGTGAGGTGACAAGTGTTTATGAAATTGGGAAAAGGAGCAACTATCTTCTCAAATTCAAGGAATTTCAAACAGAGGAATACGAAATTGTTGGTGCTAAAACGGGTCACGGGAGAGATGCAGATGCTGTCGTGTGGGTTTGTAAGACTGTAAATAATCAAGAATTCACTGTAAAACCAGAAGGAACCATTAAGGAACGTGAGAGATTTTACAGAGAAAAGGATAAACATATAGGTAAACAACTTACCGTTAGATTTCAAAATTTAACATCGCTTGGTGTACCACGGTTTCCTGTGGGTGTAACAATCCGTGATTACGAATAGAGAGTGACAGTCATATTAGACTCACTCAAATCAGATATGTCACCAAAGAGTAACATATTAAGACCACCTGATCCATAGTTAATAATCTTATCAGTAATACCCTTACCCGCTGTAATGAAGTTGTATTCAGTTAGACCTATGGTTGTTTTGATGTTGAAGAAGTTCGAAGCTTGGTCAACTGTATTTCCAGTAAAGGAAAGACTGTCATCCGCCGCCTTGACAAGGAACTTATCATTCTTTATGATATAATAAGCATCAGTAATGGATCCTGGGATGAAAGAAATGCGGCCACCGAAAACATTAACACCCTTACCGTTTTTCACGTTATATTCAATCGACTCAACGTTAATTTCCGCCGTAAATCCACTTCCAGCGCCCGGGGTGTAAGAAACCTCACCAGCTTCAAATTCACTAAAGTCGGTGTCTATATCCGTCGAAGAAATATCGACAGACAACTCACCACCCGGGAATGCCGTCCAATCACCGGCATCCGTGAGACTGTATTCGGCATTGATCTTGTGAGCACCAACACTTTCCGTAGATCGTTCAATGACAAAATCAGCTGTCAAACCGGTAGCGTTATCTGTGAAGTAGCTCTCATCAGCGCTGTCACTTTTGGAAAAGGAAACAATGTCTTCAGTGGAACCGAACATCTTTATAAGTCTTACTCGTTTCACTAAAGAAAATCCAGTGCCATTACTCCAAGTAATTGTTAGCTTAATTGGAGAACTTATGTCACTCATTCTAATATATCTTATAGTTATATTTTATATTTACAAAAAACTACTTCCACCAATCATGTATCCCTCTGTGTTATCAACATCACCTTCTGAATTAGATTTAGAGACCCCGTCGAAATTTATAGTTGGGCCCGTGGGCTGGGTGTCTTCACGTGTCACTGTCGTACCATCACCCCCACCCACCGGAGCCATATCCGGTGTCGGTTGTTCTGTGTCTTCTTTCTTTTTCAAAAAGTCGAGGTTAATCCAACCCTTGTAGTAAGAGAAAGCAGCCGCCAAAAGTAATGCGACAAGTAAGATGATAGCTATCATTAATATATATTCATATTTTATTTAACCTTGTAATACTCTTTTATCGCATACCCTGACGTATTACTACCCTCTGACGGAGAAGGTGCCACATCCTGTTCGTCTGCTGGAGACGGAGATGGAGATGGAGACGGAGACGGAGACGGACCAAAGTCAAAATTTGTACAATTATCTATATGAAAATTATTTATATCCCATGATCTGTCATTACAATTCCAAAAAAGACCCGCAGATGCAGCCACAGAAGATAAACAACAGCACAACAAAAACAAAAGAACTACTATATCACTCGAGGCCATTATATTATATGCATACAAAAAAATATAAATGTATATTAAGATGAGACTGTTTCTCCCTGGTATACTTATTTCTTTGACAAATATTTTAACATCCAAATATTGCAACACACTGGAAAAATCCGCTGTAAATGTGCCAGGTAGACCACCAGGTTGGGTGTTTGCTATTGTGTGGCCGCTGTTATATTTGACAACCGGCTTCGCATGGCAAAAATCTAAAATGGACTTGTTATTTTCTATGATAATAGGTCTTTGTTGTTCATGGTTGTATGTTTATTCTTGCATGGATAACAAAGAACTTAGTACTTTGGTTCTATTGTCAGCTTCTATACTTTCTTGGAAGGTTGTATATAAATTAGATAACGATGACAAAAAGCTGATGATACCTTTGGCCATATGGACTATGTTTGCAACATACTTAAATGCTTATCAAATTACATATCTCTAAAATTTTCTATCCATTTATTGATCTTTTGAATTCTATTATCTATAGATTCACAATAAAAACTTCTATATATGTTTTCTAATTCAATATATGACCTATATAGTCTTTTAACCGCCACTGTAAAGGGTGTACCATTTTCACCTATATCAAAACCGTTTTCATCTTGAAAATTTTTAAGACATTCTTCCGTGTACTCATCTAATGCAAAATTATGCAGCCAGCAATAGTGCCGGATTGCGTCAGTTTTTACAGTTTTAGAAATACGTCGTATGGGTTTATGTTCATCCCTTTCTTCTTCCAGGTACCCTTTTTGATATACAAGAAAATTGATATCGGTTTCGATTAAATCAGAATAATAATGATTATAAAAGTAATCAAGTGCTCGGTCAGTTTGATCATGTGTAAATATATCAAAGTTAGTATAGTCATTTAGAGGTGTCATTTCTCGATCTTCATTATTTTTGAAGATCTTTTGCAATCGATTACATATTTCCAAATAGTCACCCTCGGGTAACCGTGTACAGTTTTCATCGACGATGCGCATAACATCACGGAGATCTTCTTTCATCTTAATGTTCATAACCATGTCTTGTCTAAGTAAGTTTATAGAGTCTTTTATCTATTGGATCCAATAGACGACTAAAGACATCCGCCTTAAAACGGATACTTTTGCAAAAATATTTCAAAAGATTAAGCGTCATTTCGGAAAATTCAATTCCACGAATGTTATTTTTCCTAGAAATTTTTTTGAATGCCCGTCTTTTTAGAAACTTTATAATTTTGTTCACTTGTGATGGCGAAATTACATTTACAGTCACACCCATGTTGTCTATCTCTGATATTATTAAATAATCAGTCCATTCACTTTCGATATATTCTTCAATGTGTCTTTCGGCAGCATCGGCGTTAGATGTCCATTTTATTTTAAAACTCGGGAGAGTACTACAATTGTTTCTTTGTGTCGTTGTCAAGTGTTTGATAGAAACTGGTTTATTTTCAATGAGTACATCTTCTGAAAAATCTGAAGGAATACTCCAGTTTATGCAGTCACGCCCAAAATACTTACATAAAACTGTAATAAGGTCCCGCTCACGGCTTGTACCTACATCCATAGTTAACTTTCCATCACGCAACGATTCAGCATGTGAATCACGTAATAATTTTATATAATCAGCTTGTGCATTTTTGTTTCTAAACAAATTACAAATTTTTCTTGACAAGCTCATTTTTTACTTTGTTATTTAAAGTTTAAAACCTTAACTTAGGTAATGTACGAACTTCTATCACTCTTCACTGGTATGGGTGGCATGGATGCAGGATTTGCCGAAGATATAGAAGTTCATAAAGAAAGTGTCGATGAAAGATTCATAGACCGAGAGTCGTGTGTTGACGGATTTGTTCACCTCAAGAGACTTCCGTTTGAAGTTGTGATGCAAAATGATATTTTGCCGTCAGCTAAAAAAATTGCGGAATGGAATGGGTGGTCACACAACTATATTTCCAAAGATATACGCACGTTGTTAGAAGAAAATTATCAATTTCCGGATGCAGATATTGTATGTGGTGGGTTTCCGTGTCAAGATTTTAGTCATTCTGGTAAGAGAAAGGGGTTAGAAAGTCAGAGAGGAACGCTTTACCAATGTTTTGTAGAAGTTGTAAAACGTGTAAACCCAAAGATATTTGTCGCTGAAAATGTAAATGGATTATTGACCATGAAAGGTGAACCTATAAAACAAATAGTGAATGATTTTTCGAATGCAGGATATGAAGTAAAGTATCAGTTAATTAAATGTGAAGAGTATGGCATCCCACAAACACGGTGGCGTGTTATTATTATGGGTATTAGAAAGAACAATATGTCAGAAAACTGGAACATAATAGATTACAATAAAAAAAAATGCACTTTGGGAAACTACTTTAAACATTTGAAAGAACCATCCGAAACACCGGATTTAGCACAACAAGTTTTTTCAAAAGCAGCAAAACTCGAAAGAGGACAGGGCCAAAAAGAAATTTGCTTGGATGATTTCGGTCCCACCATGCGTGCAGAACATCATGGTAACATAGAGTTTAGAAGACATGTAAATGGTATTAACAATGAAGAAGGACTAGATGAAAGACGTCTTACAGTGAGGGAGGCGGCACTCATTCAAACATTTTCACCTAATATTATTCTTACTGATCCAGGGAAGAAACCAACAATGTCTGCATACAAACCAATAGGTAATGCCGTTCCACCACTACTTGGTTACTTGATAGCAAATAAAGTTACAGAATTATTAAGCGGGTGGTCTACCATAGAGTGAAGTATGAGCGTCTCTATACCTTTGCTTCAGCGTCTCTCGATAATTCACCATCTCTACAATCTCTTCCCTGGCATGATTGTTATAGTTCTGTATACGCATGTTATATCTTTCCAAATATTCTTTGTAAAACATTCGTTCATTAGGTATATTGTGACCTCTTGTACGGAGTTCTTCCATTGTGTACTGTCTCAAGCGTAACAAACCACACTCTTGTGCATATTCTCTAATAGCATCTTTTCTAACCGCCGCCGTAATTCTTTGTTTTATTTTTCTGTATCGAAGTTGACTTTCTCTTTGTCTTATTTGCATTGTACAGCGTCCAATAGCAGTACTAAGTCTGTAAACTTCATCTGTAAGTGCTGTCACATTCGGTCGTATTTGAAAGTCGTTTCCGTCATCTTCGTCACTGTCACTTTCACTTTCAGGGAAAGGAATTGGTCGACGGTTTGTATTTATTCTTGGTAAATTTACTTCGGGTGAAGTTGCTCTCGGTACAACTTTGTATAAATTTTTCATGTGGTTACAAGCTTTTAAATAATCTCCTTCAGGAAAAGACTTGGAGAGTGTATCTATGATCGACATAAGACTGGTAAGGTCTTCCATGATGATTTACTGCTTAGTTAAATTACAATAACTAAATCCACTTAGGTTAAAATTGTCTCGTTTCATCTAGACATTCGAGTTCAAAAAGTATATCATCTCTCGCCTCGTTTAATATGAGAAGTTGTGTTTTCAAATAGTCACAGAGATTCCATGAGGTGTCTGTTTTTTCGCCGATAGCTTGATATCTACAAGACACGGTATTACCCCGATCAATAAAGCCATAGTAGACACGGACTGCTTCGAGATCTTCGTTTACTTGTTTAAGCTCTCGAAGAAGCCATTGGATATCATCATTAATTGGATCACCAGTCATTTTTTATACAATAAAAACTAAATTACACCTCACTTAGGTTGATTAACTTTTACTTAGATTTTTTTACCTTTAGAATGTGCGCTGGTCTTTCTGTTCGTATTATACACAGAGCCATTCTTAAAATATTTTTGGTGAGGCTAGTTTTTACAAGTATTTCGCTGTGATCAATAAACTTCCTCGAGTTTTCACGATGTTTATTGAGGACAGACTTCATTCTCATAGCACGTCTGAGAGATATATTTGAACATTGCGTCGTGTCAATCACGAGAACAAATTTCCTATTGTGTCGCCAAAGTTGTGTAAAATATAGATCCATGTCTTCGGGGGTTGTGTCATCTGTTATACCTATTCTTACATGTGTCATGCTATACTATATCTACATTCTAAACTCTAACACCTCTTCTATGAACATCCATAAGGGGAGGTTACATGTAATAACTATATCCTCCATATATGTAGGCCGCACCGGCGTTAGTCCCAGCAGTGGCAACATCATTTGCACCAATTCCGAAAGAGGTGAAAAAGGCAAATATAGCCCCGGTGGCAACGATCCATTCAAATTGAGTAAGCATTTTTTATAAACATTACATTTTTATTCATTATCTAACTTAGATTTTCTAAAATCCAAGAGTCTTCATAAACAACTTCTTGTCTTCATGACCATCAAAATATACACGGAATCCTTTACCGTAGTATGGCTTTGGTTCATCAAGTTCTTCAGAATCTGATTCTGGTTCAGTTTCGGAGTCATAGTCCGTACCATCTTCGGAGTCTGAAACTCCGGAGCCTGACTCTTCGAGTTTCCAGTCATCGTCATCAAAGACTACCGTCGTCGCTTCGCTTTCAGATTCAGATTCGGAGCCCGAACTCAACCATTCTTCATCACTACCATCCGGGAAGACGAAGCGAGCAACGTGGTCTTCGCCTTCTTCCATCTCGGTGTCGGAATCAGTGGCGTAGTAGTAGATCTTCTCAACAATCTTACGAGGTCTTGGCACCATCTTTTTTATTTATACCACGGATCAACTCCTTATTTAACTTTCCATGAAAAACTTCTTTAATCAAGTTTCTTACGAAAGTTACGAGGCCATCTGTCAGAACTGAAAATGTGAGTTGTTGTTTCATTTGAATGTAAAAACATTTAACAATTTTCCATTTCATCTTATTATTACATATCAGAAAAATTCTAACCTATTGTGAAGAGTTGGGAAGGTTTTCCTTTTCCATTCTCGTTCAATGTGATCAAACATTACAAGGCGACACTTAGAATAACGAAGTCTCTCTTCAAATGGATATGATTCACATTCTTGTCGTTGTGGTAATCTGACCCAGTTATCAAAATTTTGATCATACCAAACTTCTTTATCGATATTTTCAAATTCTTTTTGGAGATAATCTACCAGTTCCTGGTGAATGTCGGTTAGGTTTTGTTTCATCATCTCAAACTCTGTGAAGAGAGTATTGACCGACTTATTGTATTGAACCGCATCGATTCCACGAAGCTCGTCTTCAACTCGGTGAGTAAGGGATAAAATACGCTTAACGTGACTGTCATACTGAGTATCACCGTATCGAACAAAGTTATCTTTTCGTTTTTTCTTGAACTGTGCGAGAACATCTTGACACTTCAACAGAAAATTTTCGAGCTTTTCACGGCGGAAGTTGTCCATATTTTTATTATAATTATTACAAAACTATAAGTAACTTC